ATGTGTGGACGCTTTGCACAAGCCCAAACCCGTGAAGAATATCTGGCATACCTCGCAGATGAAGCCGATCGAGACATCGCATTCGACCCTGAGCCGATTGGACGTTACAACGTGGCTCCAGGCACGAAGGTCCTGTTGCTAAGCGAACGAAACGAGCAGTTACATCTTGATCCTGTATTATGGGGTTATGCCCCGGGATGGTGGGATAAAGCACCCCTGATTAATGCGCGCGTCGAAACGGCGGCCACCAGCAGAATGTTTAAACCTCTATGGCAACATGGCCGCGCGATCTGCTTCGCCGATGGATGGTTCGAGTGGAAAAAAGAAGGTGACAAAAAACAGCCCTACTTCATTCACCGTGCCAATGGCCAACCAATATTTATGGCAGCGATCGGCAGCACACCATTTGAGCGTGGTGATGAAGCTGAGGGTTTTCTTATAGTGACATCGGCAGCGGATAAAGGTCTGGTCGACATTCACGACCGCCGGCCACTTGTTTTGTCACCAGAAGCGGCACGTGAGTGGATGCGGCAGGATATTGGTGGGAAAGAAGCTGAAGAGATCGCAGCCGACGGCACTGTGCCAGCTGAGATGTTTATCTGGCATGCAGTGGCCCGTGATGTTGGAAATGTAAAAAATCAGGGGAGAAAATTGATAGAACAAACAAATATATAATCTGCCGTACTTTTGATGCGCACTTTATATTTGGTTAAATATTATCTTATCTTAAGAAAGGAATATATTTGCAGCCATCGGACCACTAAGTCCATTTATACGATAAAATTCAACACGAACACCTGGCTTTAACGTTTGGATTTCACTATTACTTAACGCAGAAACATGCAAAAAAACATCTTTTCTGCCATCTGATGGGATAATCAATCCCTTTCCGCTCTTGAAGTCAAAACTTTTGACAACTCCTGTCATTTTACGAGACAAATATTTTCCTAATGGTAATCCAGATTTCACTATACAGGATCAGTTAATAATAGCTAACACTATTTTAACGGCCTTCTAGAAGGCTAAGATAAAATTTGCTTAATCATTCAACACGTGCCTTAATGGTTTGGCTGATTCGGTGCGATGATGAATCTAACTTTTCCAAAAGCCGTTCTCATAACTAGGTGTTATCTCTGATATCCCTCCTCTTGAGTCCATACATATACCAGCATACGTTTCTTATCATGAGCTTGCTTGTCAGTTTGAAATGTTCAAACGGAGTTTGTATGTCATCTAAAATCATAGGTCTTGTTAAGTGGTTTAACGAAGATAAGGGGTTTGGCTTTATCTCCCCACTCGATGGAAGTAAAGATGTTCTTGTTCACACTTCTTCCCTGCTGGGAGAAACATTTAATACTCTTTTTGAAGGACAAAAAGTCAAATTCGCTATCATAGCTGGAACTAAAGGTCCAGTCGCTGCCAATGTAACACTTTGCGATAGATAATTTTTAGATGGTTTGCTTAAGCCAGCATGACTTTATTAGTGAAAGGTGATGTTCGGTTACTCACATCATTACAACAGGCCAGCATATTTACTTACCATCAAGTTTGCTGACCGATGTGATGAAATGCAGGACTGCTGCATGAACAGTCTCAAAGCAGAAGCTAACTGCTTATAAAATACTAAAGTGCGTAAGAGGTTAGGCAGCCTCCAAAAGCATCACTTCTTATTTTTTTAATAATTTTTTTAGAAGCGCTGGGAAGATTTGAACAAAGCACAGCAGTATGGGCACACCAACTGAGCCCCCTTTTGTACACGATTGTAACTATGTTCGGAATATTTTGAGCAGTTTGGACAAGGACATTTTACTAAATAATTTCGGCGGAATTGAGTGTTTTTACGTGCAGACATAGACTTCTCCAGTTCAAATGGACCGTTACAGTACACGTTAAGAAAGTATAATGCTTGTTTTAATTTCGAAAGAGGCAAAAAAAATGAACAAACAGAACCCTTTCGACCACCTGCAGGGGCTAGAAACCCTCAAAATACATGGTGATATATGAAAAAAGTAATCGTTTTTTTTAATGGTAAGCCAAGTAAAGTTATCACTGTGCTTAAAGGTGTGACATCAATACGCGAAGAATATCCTAATGGAGAAGTGATAAACCTTCAGATAATGTCAGCAGGTTTTCCCTCTTTAACAGGTGACCATGAAGTGGTCCATGTGGCATCAGATCGAGAGCTTACCTCTCAGGAAATATTAGATGCGGCGCAGAAGTATCTTTGACGCCAGGGATTCAACACAGACATTCATGAAATCATTATTATAACTACGTTTAATTATTATAGCCTGCTTAACGCAGGCTTTTTTTACCCCCACACAAACATTTATAATTAAGACATGTACATCCAACACCATGGCAATATGACTTTATTGCTGAGGCAACCATAAGGCTTCCATGAAAATCCTGCATTACACAGTATTAATAGTTCTTGAGGCCCCATTCTTAGATAATAATATCAACCCTCTTATCTTGGGTCTCTTGCATGACCGAAACTATTCAAGTAAGTCAAACCGAGGTGTCAAACTTCCATCCCATGCATTCATTGGTTCAGAGGGTCAGGCAGTTTTAGAGTGGGAGTCTGAAAAAGATGGAGCAGAAAAACTAAAAAAAAGACTCTACCAGATGCTGCATGGAATTACACGTTTAGAAAAATCTCCCACAGCAATTTTTCTAATGATTTGCCCAGAAGATAAAACCTTAACCTTTGTCTCAAGACTTAAAGTAAAAAAATGAACATCGATATTTTAACCTTCACCATCTGAAAATTCCGTGACCGTGAAAACTGCGAAAGAAAATCATGAGGCACATCAGTAAATATTGTATCATTTGCTAAGCATTGCTGTTACATTCGGTTTAATGATGAATCCTCCTAAGCGGCAGGGCTAATTAACCTGATGATTTGTATATCCAGCGGCTCATCCTGAATTTCTGAAGCAGCGAGTCACGAGTGGTTAGTTCAATGACTCACCGGGAGGCACCCGGCATCATACCCATAAGCCCCTGTATAATTGCAGGGGCTTATTTACATTACAAAAGCATAGTAGTAGACATATTAATCTTAATACTCATAGCCGATAATTAGGTTCGAATGAATATACCGTTTAAAGGATCATCTAACTTTTATTAGGTCTGAATACCTCGTAGTATACCGTGGAGATAACATATCCCGTTTCATCTGCCACTGCTGCTGTATGCCCTGCCCGGCAAAATAAAGCGTTCCCTTTCCATCTTTCCCGTTCAGATAATCCAGAACTTCCATCAACCTCTCGCTACCAGCACGCGGCGCGTTCTCATCGAACAGGTTGAGCTGGGCCACGCCTTGGCTGAAAAAATCCCCAAGCATGATCCCTGCCTTCTGGTACCGGTGGCCATCCTTCCAAATTTTGTCCAGACACTTTACAGCGGTGTTGATGATGTCGCGAGAATCCTGAGTGGGGGTGAGAAGCTTCATGGACGCACTGTTACCGTAATACGGCTCGTTAAGCGCAAAGGGAGAGGTTTTCACGAACGTAGAGATAAAGCGGCAGTACTGATGTTCACCCCGCAGTTTTTCAGCACCACGGGCGGCATAGCTGCAAATAGCCTGGCGCATCTGTTCATACTCAGTAACGCGTTCGCCGAATGACCGGCTGCAGACGATTTCCTGCTTAGCTGGTGCAAACTCCTCCAGATCCAGACATGGTTCGCCGCGTAGTTCCCGGACAGTTCGCTCCAGGACGACATTGAAGTGCTTTCGAATAATCCACGTACTCTGCTCTGAGAGGTCGAGAGCCGTTTTGATGCCCATGGCGTTCAGCTTCTTACTGATGCGCCTGCCGACGCCCCAGACGTCCCCCACCGGAACCAGAGCAAGCAGTCGGCGCTGGCGATCAAGATTGGATAGGTCCACTACCCCGCCCGTTTGCCGCTGCCATTTTTTGGCGGCATGGTTTGCGAGCTTAGCGAGGGTTTTGGTCTGCGCGATGCCAACCCCAACTGTCAGGTGCGTACGCTTTAGAACTGTAGCGCGGATCTCTTTCCCGAAGTCAGTCAGGTCCCGGCAGTTGCGAACGCCAGTCAGGTCGCAAAAAGCTTCATCGATACTGTAAATTTCGACGCGGGGGCTCATTTCCTCAAGCGTCGTCATTACCCGGTTCGACATGTCTGCGTACAGCTCGTAGTTGCTGCTGAAGCAAACAACCCCAGCGCGCCGAAATAAGTCCTTTTGCTTGAAGAAAGGCTCTCCCATTGTAATTCCAGCGGCCTTGGCCTCGGCGCTGCGTGCGATTACACAGCCATCGTTATTCGAGAGAACGACAACCGGTCGCCCTTTCAAATCGGGCCGAAACACCGTCTCGCATGATGCGTAGAACGAATTCACATCACAGAGCGCAAACATACTCAGCTCGCCGATTTGACTATGAAAGTAACAACGCCGAAAACGTCGAGCGTATCTTCGCTGCCTACAACAATCGGGCTATAGGCGCTATTCATTGGGATGAGTTGGACAGTTGGACGTAGCTGCAGGCGTTTAACAGTAAATTCCCCTTCCACCGCGGCGATGACAATGTCACCGTGCTCAGCTGTGCGCGAACTGTCCACCACAAGCAGATCACCATCGCTGATCCCGGCTTCGATCATTGAATCACCTGCGGCTTTGACGAAGTATGTTGAGCTCGGGTGAGCGACAAGTAACTCATTGAGATCGATGCGCTGTTCAACGTAATCAGCCGCAGGGCTTGGGAAACCACACTGTACTAAGTCACTGAAAAGCGGGAGAGCGATAATTTCTCGCAGTTCTGTTGGCCTAATGAAGTCCATTGCGCACACCTCTAGCACTGTTTTTATATACAGTAGTTGTGTTTGTATGTGTCCGCAAGATACAGGCCCTACCATTACTGCTTAAAGCTTCGCCGTTTCGCTTGTAAGTTTCTCTCTCGTTTCGAATTATGACTTTTGTAAATTATTCGCTTCAAACTCCATTTGAGTAGTTGTAATCCAAAGCCCCTACATCCAGTTCTTTGATTAGCCTTTTGATGCAACTAACTTCATCCATTAGCGCAAGGATGGCTTCATGGTGAAGGGCGGCGGCCACACCGAAGGTATCGACTGATTTTACATCCTCTATTTCTGAGCCATCTCGTAACGTTGTTTTTCCATATGATTTAACTGCTTCAGGAAAAACCTTCTCAACTTCCTGAGCAATGAAGCCATACCCATGCGCAGGAGTGTCGAGGCGATCCCATTCAACGCCTCGAAGCTGCTGCATTTTCATAAGTGGATCAGCGATTACCGTTACATTCTCTTTGATACGCTCATCAGATGCCGTTACCCAATTGCCTGTGGCAGCGCCATTGGAATGGAAAACCCAGGTGACCATCCCTTCCTGATTAGACCCTTTCAGGTTTAGTGTGACATTATCAAAATTAGCCCCGCCACCACGGGCTCCCCCGAAAGACCATTCTCCTGTATACCAGGTGCCTTTGATGAGGTTGACGTAATTACCTGTATTTGGGTTATAGCCACTGGCCACGACCAGGCTGATGCCGTTATTCATCAATCCACCGCCACCATTATCCCCTGAATTGATGGCAAATCCGGGGTTACCGTTAATCCCTGGCTGGACTGTAATTGGGCTCGTAATTTTCCCACCCGCTTTCTGATCGACAGTATTTAAGCGCGAATCATCGCCTGCGGCTACCGTTCCAGCCGCAGTTCCGACGTCCATGGTGGCGCTGTCTCCCAAACCGAGGTTTGTGCGAGCGCCTGATTCGGTTGTCGATCCGGTACCGCCTTGGTTAACAGGCACTGCCCCGCCGCTCTTCGTTGCCATATTGTCAGACAGATATTTCCATGAAGGGCCGTTGAAGGTAGTGCCGTCTGGCAGCTTCACTGTGATGTTTCCAGCGGCGGTGTAAACCTGCTGCCAGTTCTGTTTGTCGTAATTCAGTCCACGCAGTGCTTCAGCACTTTGCGCCACCAGCGCGGCAGTTACCATGTTCAGCGCCACGCGGGGAACTGCTGACCAGGCCGCACCGGATTGCGTTGGCCCGGTAAAGTTGCTGACCAGCGTCAACTGGGTATTGCTCTCGACTGATTTGACTGGCAGCGTATACGGAACGCCGCCCACAGTAGAGACAATGAAGTCACCTGCAGCGATTTCAGTTGCAAATGCCGTTCCGCTACCACCAACAATAGCGGACCCGTTTGTGAGGGTAATTGTACCTGCCGACATAAAAAACTCCTGAGCTCAGATAATAAAAAACCCGCCGAAGCGGGTTCTTGTTTTGTTCATTTTGAACAGGTCGACCTGGTGAAGTTATTTTTGCTCACCCATCGCCAGTTGAAGGGGTAGCCTGCTCTATATTCTGTCTGACTGGCTACTTTACGCACACCATAAATCTGTACCGACTGAACCTGGCCACCAATAAGCGCTTCTGCCTCGCATAATGGTTCCTGCTTTTGCAGAACTGAACCGGAGCAAGCAGAAAGAAACAGGCAGAATACCATCGCGAATATTATTTTTGTCATTTCACACCTTGGCTAGTTTTTAATAAGTAAAACTAACGCAGCGGTATTAAAATATAAAATAGATATAACAGATCAATTATGTGGATTTGATCGCTTAAAACGATCAATCATAGGCGGCAGTGTTGATAGCCGTCAAAGCTATCCCAGTCGTTGTCCCACCAGCAGCAGAACCGGTAGCCGTGGTCGAAGGCGCGGCATTAATTCTGGTTGATGAACCATTAAACCGACATCCTGAGTAAGCGGTGATATTCACAATGGTGGGTGGTTTAGTGTTATTGTTCTGGATTATCTGGGAGCCAAGAATAGCGGGTGCCACCGCATAACTACCAGGCAGAGTGACGTCAATATTAATTCCACCTGTCGTAGCTCCAGGCGACCCAACAGTCACAAGGTCACTCAGTATCCGACTTTCGTTTGTCAGAACCAACTTCCCAGTGGCATCCCAGATAGCAAATCCCCATTTTGGCAATGTCTGAGGATAAATAGCAAAGATGTAAGCCGTTAATGTATGTGCCTGTCCATAAGGATTGCTCGATCCAACAAGAATATTTCCTCCTGATCTGGCCGCAGTGACTATTGTAGGCTGAACTGTATCACTCGTTTTGCAAAAAACCATTGCTGGATAAGACACGTCCAGAGCTACTTCTGCAGATGCACCGTGATATGCCCCGCTTGCTACTGAATTAACCACTACCTTCCTGTAGAGACAAAATGGTGTGGACTGTGGCGTGATAAAGGGATTCCCATTATCTTTCTGCGCAGTGCGCACTATCTTTCGCGGGTAAATTTTTGTATTTTGCGCAGCAGTTTTCTTGATATAGCGGCGAGCAGTTACATAATTAAGATTATGCGCCTCGCACCATTCCTTAGGGGATATGCCAGTAGCAGCGTGATCAGACAGGAACCGCTTCTGCAGCTCGCCCCAGTCCGGCTTAGCCATTGTTACCTCTAAACTGAATGAACTTTAGACGTCACTCACAGCTTCAGTATTTGAAGCAATGAAGTCTTTTTCTCAAAGAAATCTTGAAATGAGGATTTAAGTTTATGAAATATGTATAACTACGATGACGTACATAAAATCAAGGCCAATCTCGAGTGGATAGTGCATCAAGCCTCTGCCCGGTCTCATTTGCGCACTGAGCATGATCAATTAGTGATTTCCGATCTAATGGAACTCATCCAGACATATGAAACTCTTCTTGACCTCGTAAGCAAATTTGGTGCTTCTGTCTTAAATTCGGAAATCATAGCGGGTCTATCAATCACAGAGGAATTCATCGCTAAAGTTAAGCGAAACGAGGGTGCGATGTGAGCGACCAACACACTGAGTGGCGATTGATTTGTGTTTTGAAGCTTCAAACTGGTGGATTACAGTTTGAAGCTTGGGTTATTTAATTGCCGTACAGTCGATTGAAAAGCGCATTTTTCATCGCATTAGAATCAATCGGATCCACGTTTAACCAGGTCAATGTCTCACGATTCTTTTCTGCATTGAAATCAGAAAACACACCATGAATATCACCGCTATCAGGTGAGTAGAGAACAGCAATATTCTGTTCTGGACAACTGTGTGGTTTACACCCTGACAGTGCAATATACTTTTTGCCCGCAACTGTTACTTCGGTTGATGGCGTGCTCGTGCCACCACTTTTTACCCATGCAGGAAGTTTGTTTTTACTAATCAGCTGGGAGTAGCTTTTAGACGTGCTTTTTGCACTGGCGAAATCAGAAAGATACTGCCCCACGTCGGCAAGAGCACTGAAAGATACAAAAGCCATAGCAGCGATAAACACTTTACCTTTCATATTAATCCTCATTCCATAAAGACATCTCAACACTATACCTTATCGGCTACTATGTCAGCCCTACAGTTAGCTAGAGGATTCCATATTACTGCCTATCCCAAGTGATTAACTCAGAATCATCCTAATAGCTACCGCTTATGCTTGTTGATTACGGACTGCTTGCCAGACTATTCAAGACTCTGATGAGGAGTTTGCCAACTCCAGGGAAACATCCATAAAAAGAGCAAGTGAAACTGAGACTCTGGTAGCCCTCCTTGTGAGGGCATTTTTTTACAATGCTGCGCTTCGCTTGTTAAATATTGAGTCTTTTCTACAATTTAATAGTGCTTTGCTATGTCAGGTAAAGCCGTCGTTCAGGAATACCCGTGTGCTCAAGGACGAGCCATCCCTAATTCTTTCTTTCCAACTCGATCTGCCTTATGCCAGCGAAATTATTGTTGCCCTTTTCAATTACAGCCAGTAGCGGCTTAATCCACAATACTGCCTGGCAGTACGTCATGGAGTTGATGGCAACGGCACGATCATCGGCTGTGTCAGGTCCATTGGAATCGGTGTGCATGGCGCTGGCACGTAAACGGTGCGCGTATTTGAGCAGCCCACCAGCAATGTCAGCAGGAACAGGCAGATCACAGGTTTTTTCACGGCGGAGAATCTCCCGGTATTCGATTACGGTTTCTTCGGTGCTGGTGTCAATCAGGGAGTTGAGCCTATTGGCATGTTCTGCAACCTGATTGAATCGATTGAAGTTGAATGCCTGGGTAGCGATAACCTGCCCCTGCAGAGAATTGTCACTTCGCAGAACGTCGTTTTCACTTTGAAGATTACTGGCCTCCAAGCAGCTCTTAACGAGGGCGACCGAAAGGCCAGCAATAATGACAACGCCGATAATACCCGGATTAATTTTCACTGGTCTATCCCCCAGCACGCCAGCGCACTTTCCTGGTCTCGCCGTTCTACCTGACCGTAGCAGCCGTTCTTCTGACCTTTAGTCATGCTGCAATCGCGACCACCGTCTTTAATCCACCAGCGGATTGCCTCGCATGCCCCGCGGCGGTCACCGGCATTAATGCGCTTATAGAACGTGGACGGGAAGCACTTACCCGGCCCGATGTTGTACGGACAGAAAGATGCGATCCCAGCTTTCTGAGGTTCGGTAAGCGGTACCGTAATATTGCGATCAACCCACGCCAGAGCCTTATTGCGTTCGATGGCGTTCACCTGATTGCATTTGGCCTGAGTCAATTTCATGCCCTGCACAACCGGTTTACCATCAACCATCGTTGCGCCGCGGCAAATAGTCCAGATACCGCCGCCATCTTTGTAGGCCGTGAGGCTGTTACCCTCTTTCTCATTCAGAAACTGATCGAGAATGACGGATGCAGGAGCACCAGCCAGTACCAGCCCCAGAACTGCAGTACTCAACTTTGCTCTGGATCCCATCACTCACCTTCCTTTTGTAATGCCTCAACGACCACGCTTGCAGCGGCAGGACGCTCGTGAAGGGGTTTATCACATACGCCTTTCAGGTAGTCATTGACCATTTTTGTTCGCTTCTCATCCTCTCTACGCCTGCGGTTTGCATCCACCCGCCCGTTAATGTAGGAGGCAAGCGAGATAAGCAGACCAGCAGCGCCAAAAAACATGAACACCAGATCCTGAGTGGTAAACCCAATTGCTGACGCCAGAGCTGCTACCCACGCGAAGAACTGCGTGAAGATGTTCCCTGAATCATTCATTTTCATGGTCTCTCACCTCGCTTTGTGCGGGTGCTATTGCTAGAAATAAAAAAGGCCGCCATATGGCAGCCTTGTGAGGGTTGTAACCTGCTGGAGCTTCCCTCTTCTGAGGAATGCAATAAATTAAATAATCCTTAAGAAGAACTATTTAAAGCTTTAAAACAATTAACTATTCGCATAGTTTTTAGATGTTATCATTTGCGTTAAGTTAAAAACTTATCCTCAAAGGGATATAAGAAATACAAGCGGGTAGCACTGGCATTATTAATGCGGAGAAGATTGATGTCGTTCTCCGCACTTTTTAGTGCACTGAGCAAGCTATCAAATATCTACCTGCCACTACATCAGTGCCAGAAACATGATCAGACATTCAGCCCCCTCTTGCTCTGCCTCCCCATACAGAAAATTTGAGTGGATAGATAAAAAAAGCCCGCTCTTTTGGAGCGGGCCAATCAGTTGACTATTTGAAAGGTAGGTGTGATTGAAACCAATGACTCAGTAGTGAAGCTGTATCGGCTGATTCACATAAGGTTCAGGAGAACCACCGAGCATTCAGTAACTTCTCACGACTTAAAGCGTAGCAGTAGTTTTCCAAGTCATAAAAAAAGGCCTGCGTTTTATGGCAGGCTCTCAAGGAATTTGAAACTTGTGTTGTTGTTTTCATGGTGCCGGGTGCCTCCCGGTGACTCTATCCGGGCGCGCTGGTGTATTTGAGGTTGGAAGGAATGCTCTGACAGTCCAGGTCACGTAATCCGGGTTTAGGCTGCGTTCAACTCGCACGCCGCGCGCTTTGTAACGCTTAACCAGTTCGTCGGCCTGTTCGGTGCTGCAATCGGTGTGGTGGAACCAGGAATACTTCATACCATCACCCCGCGAAGCCAAGCAGCTGCGCGGCGACGTTTTCGGCCTCGTCACGGCTACGGAATGAACGCGACAGGACCCAGCGCCAGAGGACATCGAGCGCGGCCTTATAAAGTTGCTGAAACTCGAGTTCGTCCATGTTGGCGAATGAGATGCTACGAGGATGCTTTTTGAGTGTTCCGTCAGGTAGCTGAATGGCATCAAAGTGCCCTGCTTCGACGATCACCCAGGAGCAGTAAGCATCGAAGGACTTGCACAGCCTAATGCCATTCGTGACTCGCCGGTAAGCAACCTGCTCAAGATACTGCTCAGCAGCATCGATCAGCGCCCCCTCATTCCCACCATAAGTAGCGAGGAACTTGGCGTAGCCGGTGATCAGCTTCCGCTCGTTGCTAGAAATAGCCCCACCGGTAGGTTCCCAGTATTCAAACCCGAGATTGAGAAGCGCGAAAAAGCGCCGATGGAATGCCGGGTTACGTACCCGCCTGAACTCGGCAACAAGAACATCGCCGAGCCGGGTTTTGGATTGCAGAATATCGCTGGTCTCGGGCGTAGCCGGGATCAGTATTCCTGAGTGGTGTTTGATAAGTTGTAATTCTAGCGCCATGGCTCTCTCCGTGGCGCATCAGGTATAGGGTGTTCAGGCCTATGAAAGAATAATATCAGACGGTGGTGTAACTCGGTACCCCAGCCGTTTTGCAAATTGCATGAAACCGTTAAGAGTGAAGATCTCTTCATCCTCAAGTAACGGTCGTAATGAAACTATTCCATTTACTCGATAAACCAGATATCTCCCTTCCGCCGGGAAGCTATAGATAACTGCTTTATCGGCCCTTCTGACCACGTCGTACCATTGATCATCTGCATTAAAGGCACCTGCACTACACACTATTTCCCCCAGAGCGACTTATTGACGCGGTAAACAGTAATCGGGAACAGCCAGGGGAACGCAAACAGCGATACTCTTTGAAACTGCTCCAGTGAAATTCACGCGATTAATAAAACCACTCGTCCGCGCTTTTCCAGGTCTCCTGCAGGATATGTTCGACCTCCTTCTTGTCGCCTCCGAAAACAGTCAACCCATCATTGCCGGCACGCTTAATCGTAAGCTGGCAATCATCAAACTGTTTACTGAGTTTTTTGACAAGTTCTGACTCTAGCGCAGGTATAGCTCCATCAGGAAGTTTCTTCATGCGATCAATGGTTAACTCGATTGTCAT